GGATTGCCGCACCGGCAGCACCGTCGCGGATTGAGCTGACGCCGGGCTATTTTCAGATAACCGCCACGCCGCATCTTGCCGTTTATGACCCGACGGTACAGTTTGAGTTCTGGTTCTCGGAAAAGCGGATTGCGGATATCAGGCAGGTTGAAACCGCAGCCCGCTATCTTGGCTCGGCGCTGTACTGGATAGCTGCCAGTATCAATATCAAACCGGGCCATGATTATTATTTTTATATCCGCAGTGTGAATACTGTTGGCAAATCGGCATTCGTGGAGGCTGTCGGTCGGGCGAGCGATGATGCGGAAGGTTACCTGGATTTTTTCAAAGGAGAAATCGGGAAAACACATCTGGCCCAGGAGCTGTGGACGCAGATTGATAACGGTCAGCTTGCGCCGGACCTGGCTGAAATCAGGACGTCCATTACGAATGTCAGCAATGAAATCACGCAGACCGTCAATAAAAAACTGGAAAATCAGAGTGCGGCAATCCAGCAGATACAGAAAGTTCAGGTTGATACAAATAATAACCTGAACAGCATGTGGGCCGTGAAACTGCAGCAGATGCAGGACGGACGCCTTTATATTGCGGGTATCGGTGCCGGTATTGAGAATACGCCAGCAGGAATGCAGAGTCAGGTGCTGCTGGCGGCAGACAGGATTGCGATGATTAATCCTGCGAATGGCAACACAAAGCCGATGTTTGTTGGTCAGGGCGATCAGATATTTATGAATGAAGTGTTCCTGAAATATCTGACGGCTCCCACCATTACCAGCGGCGGTAATCCTCCGGCATTTTCCCTGACACCGGACGGGCGGCTGACCGCTAAAAATGCGGATATCAGTGGCAGTGTGAATGCGAACTCCGGGACGCTCAACAACGTCACGATTAACGAGAACTGTCGGGTTCTGGGAAAACTGTCCGCGAACCAGATTGAAGGCGATCTCGTTAAAACAGTGGGCAAAGCTTTCCCCCGGGACTCCCGTGCACCGGAACGGTGGCCATCAGGGACCATTACCGTCAGGGTTTATGACGATCAGCCGTTTGACCGGCAGATTGTTATTCCGGCGGTGGCATTCAGCGGCGCTAAACATGAGAGAGAGAGCATACTGATATTTACTCCTCATGCCGTCTGATAGTGCGGAAAAACGGTGCTGAAATTTATAACCGTACCGCGCTGGATAATACGCTGATTTACAGTGGCGTTATTGATATGCCTGCCGGTCACGGTCACATGACGCTGGAGTTTTCGGTGTCAGCATGGCTGGTGAATAACTGGTATCCCACAGCAAGTATCAGCGATTTGCTGGTTGTGGTGATGAAGAAAGCCACCGCAGGCATCAGTATCAGCTGAATTTTATAACCCATATACGGGCGCCAGAAATGGCGCCTTTTTTATGCAGAAAAGCGAGAGGTAATTATGCGTAAACTTTATGCCGCCATTTTGTCCGCAGCCATCTGTCTGGCCGTATCCGGCGCGCCTGCATGGGCGTCTGAGCAGCAGGCCACGCTGAGCGCGGGGTATCTTCATGCCCGGACGAGCGCTCCCGGTAGCGATAATCTTAACGGGATTAACGTGAAATACCGTTATGAATTTACGGACACGCTGGGGCTGGTGACGTCATTCAGCTATGCAGGAGACAGGAATCGCCAGCTTACCCGTTACAGCGATACCCGCTGGCATGAAGATTCCGTGCGTAACCGCTGGTTCAGCGTGATGGCGGGGCCGTCTGTGCGCGTGAATGAATGGTTCAGCGCGTATGCGATGGCGGGTGTGGCTTACAGCCGTGTGTCGACTTTCTCCGGGGATTATCTTCGCGTAACTGACAACAAGGGGAAAACGCACGATGTGCTGACCGGAAGTGATGACGGTCGCCACAGCAACACGTCTCTGGCGTGGGGGGCTGGCGTGCAGTTTAACCCGACCGAATCCGTGGCCATTGATATTGCTTATGAAGGCTCCGGCAGTGGCGACTGGCGCACTGACGGTTTCATCGTGGGTGTCGGTTATAAGTTCTGATTAGCCAGGTAACACAGTGTTATGACAGCCCGCCGGTTCAGGCGGGCTTTTTTGTGGGGTGAATATGGCAGTAAAGATTTCAGGTGTACTGAAAGACGGCACAGGAAAACCGGTAGAGAACTGCACCATTCAACTGAAAGCCAGACGTAACAGCGCCACGGTGGTGGTGAACACGGTGGCCTCTGAAAATCCGGATGAAGCCGGTCGTTACAGCATGGACGTTGAGTACGGTCAGTACAGCGTTATTCTGTTGGTGGAAGGGTTCCCGCCGTCACATGCCGGGACCATCACCGTGTATGAAGATTCTCAACCGGGGACGCTGAATGATTTTCTCGGTGCCATGTCGGAGGATGACGTCCGGCCGGAGGCACTGCGTCGTTTTGAACTGATGGTGGAAGAAGCGGCGCGTCACGCTGAGGAGGCGAAGAAGAATGCCGGAGAGGCGGAGACGTCCGCGAGGAATGCCGGCATATCAGCCAGTCAGGCAGAAGAGAGCGCGGCAAATGCTGACACTTCAGCAGGGGATGCATCGGAGTCAGCCCGGCAGGCGGCAGAAAGTGCAGCCGCTGCAAAGCAGTCAGAGGAGGCGTCCTCGTCCTCGGCCTCTGCGGCCGCTCAAAAAGCCAGTGAGTCATCACAAAGTGCAGCAGATGCTGAGTTGTCAAAAAGACGGCAGAAAGTGCAGCCGGTAATGCAGCCAGGGATGCAACGACCGCAACAGAAAAAGCCCGGGAGTCAGCAGAAAGCGCACAGTCAGCGGAACAAAGCAGGATAGCGGCGGAAGAGGCCGTAAACCGAATCCCCACGGTGGTGGGGCCTCCCGGGCCAAAGGGGGAACCGGGTCCCGCGGGTCCTCAGGGGCCGAAGGGAGATAAAGGAGAGCGTGGAGACACCGGTCCGGCAGGGGCAACCGGTGAAAGGGGGCCGGCAGGTGATGCTGGTCCGGCAGGCCCGGCAGGCCCGGCAGGCCCACAGGGACCGAAAGGAGAAACAGGTGCGGCTGGCCCGGTGGGGGCAACCGGACCTCAGGGGCCGAAGGGCGACCCGGGGGAGACGCAAATACGGTTCCGTCTGGGGCCGGGAAACATTATTGAGACAAACAGCCATGGCTGGTTCCCGGATACAGATGGCGCACTCATCACCGGACTGACCTTTCTTGACCCCAAAGATGCCACACGGGTTCAGGGTTTTTTTCAGCATTTGCAGGTCATGTTTGGTGACGGGCCGTGGCAGGATGTTAAGGGGCTGGATGAAGTGGGCAGTGATACAGGCAGAACAGGAGAATGACATGAACATATTAAAAAAAATTATGCAGCGTCTGTGCGGTTGCGGAAAGCATGATGACCGTGAACACGGGGAGTTACTTACAGCACAGCTGCGACTGGGACCGGCAGACATTCTGGAGTCCGATGAGAATGGTATTATCCCGGAGCAGGACAGGGTAATCACGCAGGTGGTGATACTGGATGCGGATAAAAAGCAGATACAGTGCGTGGTAAGACCGCTGCAAATCCTGCGTGCTGACGGGACGTGGGAAAATATTGGCGGGATGAAATAGCCCGACAGCTTCACAAAAACCGGAGTCCGGCTCCGGTTTTTGTTGTCATGTATGGGGGCTGTTTGTTATGACTCCCTGTGTTTGGAATGAATATTTAAATAGGGAGTTTTGTCATGCCGTTAACATCAGCTATTGCATCCAATTCATTTTCCACCGGAATGCAGGTTCTTCGTGCTCAAATGGCCGCCAGTGGCGGTGGAGAAATTACAGTAGGCGGGCAGACGGTCCGTATCACATATAGTGAAACGGATGGTCGCTTTCTGGCGAGTGGGGGCAATAACAGTTTGCTTTCTGGATTATTACTTACAGGGCTTAATGGTGGTCCTGAAGCGCTCAGGGATATAATGTTAAGAATGGTTTCAGGTTCAGGTAACACACAATCACATGGTGATATTGAGGGGAAAATATCACAATGTAAGTTTTCTGTTAATACGGAGAGCCTTCAGTGTCCATCCGAGGCGGTTCGATGCCCAATTATACTGGATAAACCAGAAGAAGGTGTGTTTGTTAAAAATTCAGAAGGTTCTTTGGTTTGTACCTTATTTGATTCGGTTTCTTTTTCTCATTTGGTTCGCGACGGTGGGAAGCACCCGCTAACACGAGAACCAATAACGTCATCAATGATTGTAAGTCAAGAACAATGTATTTATGACCAAACCAAAGGAAACTTTGTCATAAAGGATAAGTGAAATAAATATTACCCAAGCTATATGTTAACTGCCAGTTGCTTATATGAAATGCTACAGATGTTCAGGGTATAAGGATGTGGTAATTGGTGTACTGGATGCAGCTAAAAAGCATATACAGTGAGTGGTGAGGCCGCTGCAAATCTGGCGTGCTGACGGGGAAATATTGGCGGGATGAAATAGCCGACGGATTCACAAAAACCGGAGTCCGGCTCCGGTTTTTGTTGTCATGTCAGGGAGATGTTTGTTATGAAGCCCAGAGGAAATATTTATCTGTATGAAGGAATATGGTAATGCCTGGATTAGTATCATATATATCATCGACTTCATTCGCGAATGAGATGGCGGAGATGCGTCAGCAGGTAATGGAAGGGCAGATTGGTGGATTTCTCCTGGGAGGGGAGAGAGTTAGAGTTTCTTATTTATTTCAATTGCATTAATATCTTGAATGGATTACATAGAGTTAATGTATCCAGTACTCCCTATTCTCTTGCATATAATACATGTTGCAACTTACATCTCAGCGCTATGAAAAAAACACCACCTCTCTCTTTATGAAATTCTGGATTTACCAAGCGCTAATTTATCATTTCAATCTACCTTTAAGTATTGCATTTATCTCCCTACGAGGTCATACTTTAGGAAGTTAAATATGAATGATAATATACCTACAGCGCGAAATCACAAACAATCGACTTGTATTACAGAAAAAACATGCCTATATTTTTAAACTTCACAGCAGGAAGTATCTTACCTGAGAATGAGCTAGCATCTTTACGTTATATTGTGCAGCAAAATCAAAATGATACTGTAATCATAAAAGAACGTTATAAAATGGATGTCCGTTATATCGAATCAGTCAATGGTTTTACAGTAAATCCTGTATGCAGTAATCATTTCTCCATATTTATGGCGAGACAAAACACTATTGCTCGCAACCTGGAACAGCAGATCAACAACGGACGAAGTTTTGCACAAATATCTCAGGATTTTATGCTTCAATTATCTTCAAATATAGGATGGAAAAAAGGGGCCGAAAACGCCCTTAAAAATAAAATCCATTCTCATTCATTTGTTGTAAATCCTGATGAATTCTCTTGCGACACACAATTTCTTAAGTGCCCAATAACATTATGCGTTCCAGAAAAAGGGGTTTTTGTCAAGAACGCACTGAACTCCAACATATGCACTCTTTATGATAAGTCTGCGTTCATGAATCTCACAAGAGAACATCTACCCCACCCTCTCAGCAGGGAAAAGATAGTAAAAGAAATGATTATTGAAAGGAATATGTGTTATTTTGACACCATAAGTCAGCATTTCATAATTATGGATGCAGACCAACAGAAACAGCATTGTAAATAAAATGTAATAATTACATACTATTAGTGATTCTCATGCATCGTAAGCGGCTCGCCAGAACCGTATTGATATTTACTGAGGAGCCTGTACATAGATTTGTGTAATTGCCTGATTTTGATATGTTCAATCCAACATCAAAAGCAGGTTAATTTATGGACGAAAAACAGTTGCAGGCTCTGGCTAACGAACTGGCCAAAAATCTCAAAACCCCTGAAGATCTCAGCCAGTTCGATCGCCTGCTGAAGAAAATCAGCGTTGAGGCAGCTCTCAACGCTGAAATGTCCCACCATCTGGGCTACGATAAAAACCAGCCTAAACCGGGTGCCAACTCCCGCAATGGCTATTCCACAAAGACCGTTATCACCGGTGATGGCCACCTGGAACTACGCACTCCGCGCGATCGTGATGGCTCTTTTGAACCGCAACTTGTGAAGAAAAACCAGACCCGGATCACCGGGATGGATAACCAGATCCTGTCGTTGTACGCCAAAGGCCTGACAACCCGCGAAATAGCGGCTGCGTTTAAAGAGCTGTATGACGCTGATGTCGTAAGCGTACAGCGAGGGCCGTATTGACGGGGATGTGTTATTCAGCTGGCAGTGCTATGCGCCACGGAAGCAGTTCGCTGACCCGGTTGACCGGCCAGTCTGCTATGACGCCAAGCACATGGCGAAGGTAGCTTTCTGGATCCACGTCATTCAGTTTGCACGTCCCGATCAGGCTGTACAGTAGCGCTCCCCGCTCACCACCATGATCAGAGCCGAAGAACAGGAAGTTTTTACGACCCAGACTGACCGCCCGCAGGGCATTTTCAGCGATGTTGTTGTCGATTTCCACCCAGCCATCGTTCGCATAGTACGTCAGTGCCGGCCACTGGTTAAGTGCGTACGCGAACGCCTTCGCCAACTCTGAGTGTCGCGACAGGGTCTTCATCTTTTCACGCAACCAGCTTTCCAGGGATTTCAACAACGGTTTCGTTTTTCGCTGACGTTCAGCAAGCCGCTGCTCTGCCGGCATTCCCCTTATATCCGCCTCTATGGCGTACAACTGACCGATCTGCTCCAGGGCTTCTTCCGTCAGTGCTGACGGGATGCGGACGTGCACATCGTGGATCTTTCGGCGGGCATGAGCCCAGCAGGCAGCTTCCGTTATCCCACCATTGCGATACAGCTCGTTGAACCCGGCGTACGCATCCGCTTGCAGCACACCGCTGAAGCAGGCAAGATGAGTCTGCGGATGGATGCCTTTTCTGTCCGGGCTGTAAGCGAACCACACTGCAGGTGCCAACGCTGACCCTGCATTG